CCGCTTGACAGTGAGGTGCAACCTGACGAAATCAAGCGCGGCATCAGCCGCCGTCTTGGTGTTGACGAGGATGGTTTGCTGAAGCCCGATGCCGTCGTCAGCGACCGAGTCGAAAGCGTCACTGGCACCAGTGTCCACAAGGATGCGGTGTCGCGCTCATCCCCTCGCATCGGTATTGACGGTGAGACGACTGAATCGCTGTTCAACGGTGTTTCGACGGACATGGTCGCCATCAACAGCGAAGCCCACAGCCTGCACACTGACCTCGGTGTAGGGCAGCGAATTGTGCTTGAAGGCGGTATGCAGACTGGCTCACGGACGCTTGGCGACTATGACCTAACGACTCTGTCCTTCGCTGGTCAACCGCATGGTGGCGTTATGCGATTTACGCACACGAGCAACATCAAACCAAGTGGCGGCACCTATGTCCTTGAGTCGCGCTCTTTCGCTGCGCCGTTCGATGACACAGGGTGGGGGCGCTCAGGCTCCGGTAACACCAGCAACCCGTTCCAAACCACAACTGCGACGTCTGCTCCGCACAACCTGACGACCACCAAGGTCACGTTCATGCTGCGCCCAGTTCGACTGCTTGACAACCAACACGTTGCTGTCTTCCGCAGTGAGCGCAACGTCGCTGGCTCGACACCTCAAGACGGCGGCACGGCTTACGGCGCGACTGCGGGTGGAAAATATGGTCTGTTCACGTATGAGGCGACGGACGCGACGTCAACGAACTACGTGCGCACGACCATGCCTGACGGCAACGCCCCGTATCACCCAGTCTACTTGATGGAGAGCAGTAGCGATACGGTGCCTGTCTCCAAGGGTCCGAAACTACCCGGCACTGCTGTCGCTGGTTTCGACAGCGACTCGCTCAAGAGCGTGGTTACACGACTCGTTGTCAGCGAGAACACGCTACAGCACTTCCGTAGCGATGCACCTCGTCGCAGCCTTTCCAAGAAGGACTTCTCAGTCAAGCCTCGGTTCAGTCAGTCGTTGCACAGCAAGGGGCATAAAGGGGATGTGGACTACGGTGCATCAGACCACAGTGGTGATGCGGCATGAGCGTTTCGGATTTTGGCCGCGATTCAAACGAGCCGCCCATGACCAATGACGAATATCAACAGTGGATGCAAAGGGTCATCGAGTATGCGATGAAGCCGGGGCAACAATATCGCTCAGACCAACAATTGACGTTGAATGATTTGTTCGGAATTGTCCCGACCGACAAAGCCATGAACACGCGAAAGTTTGCGAGTGGGGAATACCCAAACGCATGGTGGTTTGCCAACCGTTCTCCTGACAGGCAGAGGGCGGAATCGTTAGGCGCGCACGAGAGGCAAATCGCACAAGACATGTCAGTCTACGGTCACGGTAGAGACACTACGAAGGTGCCCACCGCTCAACGAGCGAAAGACTCGCGCAGACCTGTCGCCATTGTGGAGCGCAGAACCCCGAAAACACTCCACGCCCGTGACCATAGAGGTGTGAGGGATGCTTGGAATCCTGACCAATACATTAGGTCGTTCAGACTGGTGGACAATGAAGGAAAACCGCTGTCTGTCATTGATGATGGTGGGTATCACCAACCGGGAGAAGGGCAAAGAGAAGCGGTTCGGGGCTTTAGCGGTCAAACGACTGGCCCCAAGCGTAGAGGACACTACCGCAATTTGATGGAAGGTTTGGTTCGTCACGGACTCAATGTTCGCTCAAATGACCGCAACGATATGTCACATCCGTTCCACACCAAGTTTCAACGAACGCTACCCCGCGACATAGCGGTTCAAGCGAGTATTCGCGACCGCAGCGGAGATGTTGAACACTATGCTGAAGGAGAATATGACCCTTCAGATGTAAGACCGTATGACGCCTTGCTTTATGAACGAAACATCCCATCGTCGCCTGAAAACTGGGGCGACTTGAGCGGCCCAACGCGCAGCCGATTTCCCATCACCGTGGAGCACAGAGAGCGCATACCCTTCAGCGAACACCCCGAGTGGGATGGCTCAAAGCAAACGCAGTTGTTTATTCCAAAACGACCAATCGGCGTATCGCCGTCCGTGTGGGCGGCCACAAATCCAATTGAGCGTAGGAATCGGGCTGAGCAAGATTTGAGAAGCAACATGGACTGGTGGTTTAGCCGGCAACAGCAGGGGGAGCAGGCGCTACGGCAGGGTGGCGTCTCGCTGGACGAAACATTGGATTTGGGTTTGTTGCCCGGAATAAGCCAACCACCAATGCCTCGAATGGAGTATGAAACAAACCCTCGCTTCGTAGGTGTTAAATCTACACCTGATGTCATGTGACCATGCGCGTGACCATTTACGAAGTCGGACCTCGTGATGGGTTGCAGTCACTACCACATGTCGTGCCTGTTCAACAACGACGTCAACTCATTTCATCGCTCTATAACGCAGGTTTGCAGCACGTCGAAGAGGTGTCCTTTGTCCACCCCAAAGTGCTGCCGCAGATGGCCGATGCAGAGGATGTCTACAGCGGTAAGGGCGATGCCCTTGTGCTCAATAAGCGAGGCTATGAGCGAGCCGTTGCTGCGGGTGTTGAGCGCATCAACATCGTGCTTTCGCCTTGTGAGTCGTTCTGCATCAACAACATGGGTCGCAGGTATGACGAATTGGTGTTGAACTATCGGACGTTTATGCGAGACGTTCCGAAGGACAAGGTGCGTGTCTACCTGTCCATGGCGTTTGGCAGTCCTGACAGCGGCGTGTTTGACGCTCGCACACTACGCCGCTGCATCAACGACGCCAAGATGTTCGGCGATACGGTTGTGTTTGCAGACACTGTCGGTGTGGGCACAGCCAACGACGTTTGGGAAATGTCGCGCTTAGCACAAGACTACGGTATGCACGCTGCTTTACACCTACATCATCGTGGCGACGAAGGCAAATCGCTTGCACTTGTGCGTGCAGGCATTCTTGCCGGTATCACTGAGTTTGACGCCAGTATCGGTGGGTTGGGTGGATGCCCCTTCGCTAAAGGAGGCGGGGCAAACATTGCCACTGAATCGCTGGCTCGTCACCTCCACGCTTGGGGTCTTGAGACTGGCCTTGACAGTCGAGCATTGAGGAGTGCAGCGGCTCTTGCCTTCACGATGAGGCACCCACAGCCGCAGATAACAGAGGCGCACTGCTAAAGCGCATCACCGCTTGGGGTGGAGTGATGGCTTACCTTGGTAGCAAGCGCAGGTCCAGCGACTATGACGCTGTGATGAAGCAAGTGCGCAAACCGGTGTTTGTCGACAACGCGCTACACCTCGGTGAGTTCACTGCTCAAGGCGTTGACAAAACCAAGGTCACGGTGCGGCAGCGTAAGGCTGCAAACTACCCCATTGCGACAGAACGCACCTTCGCCATCGAAGAGGGGCAGGACGAGATTACGCTCACGCATACTGGTGCGCCGGGTCACTCGACAACCGCTGCACGCTATGACGACACAGCACCCATGCTCTACAGCAGTGAAAAGCCATCGCAACGCCTACGCCTCGGCTCTGTTCTCAGCAGTGCCAACGGTCTACGCATGTCGGTGCGAAACAAGCGTGGTATGACACTGAGCGAACTTGGCTTTGAGAGCGACAGCGGGCACGTCGCCTTCCCATGCGATGCTGGCTTAAGAACTACGGACATGGCGATGCGATTGGGACAGGACATTGACTCACTCACATCGGTCAACCTAACCGGTCCCCGCACTGCTCAGTCAGGGAATGTTCGCCGTCGTCACAGCACGACCTTCGTTGCGAAGAATTTCAAAGCCGTGAACCTGCTCACTGCGCTACGCTTCCTCGGTCGACACGATAACCGCGTTGCTTTGTTCGACCGCTTTGGCAACCTCATCTATGCGCCGTTCACCTATGGTGGACCCGGTCGCATTGTTGAAGCCAGTTTGCGTTCGGGCGGAGCCAACACCGACCCAACCGACGAAAGCGTCACTGCCGTAGCGGTTGTCGGTATTCCTTTGGCTGTGAACGAGAGAGCCTTTGCCGAAGTGCGAGACTCAGAGCGAGAGAGTGGTCGTGGGGCCAACATCATCGAAGAACCGCAGCGCATCGAGGACTTCACGGTCAGCAGCAACGAAGGTGCCCGCCGCGTCGCGCGTGCGGTGCTCAAGGCCAACAACCTGAGCGCTGGTAAGAAGACCAGCGCAGGTCATCCTGACGCATTCGATTTGCGACCCGGTGGCGTCATTGAATATGAGAACGTCAAGCGTGTGTTGACTGAGGTAAGGCACCGCCTGAGTTCCAACGAATCCGACCTCGTTTTCCTCAATGTGGACATCGGTATCGAGGGTGTGCTGCAGGGCATCAGTGAGGGTATCGGGAACGTCGACCTTGAGCCTGAGACGCAGGAGCAGGTGCGCGAACATGTGCTATCGCTGTTCGGAGATGTCGAAATTCGCTCTATCGCCATCGTTACGCTTAGGGGGCATGGCGATTCAGGTATGCTTGTGGGACGCGCTATGGGTCGCGGCATTATCGGTGGCACGACGTCGTCGCAGACCATTGGTGGTAGCAAGACGCAAGCCATTGTGTTGAGAGGTGACAACTGATGCCAGTGAGTGACCGACTGAAGCGCATGCTGCTTGAAACCATTGAGTCCAACATTGATGAGATGGTCATCGGCTTTGATGGCACACCGTCAACCAGTCAGGACGGGGCTGCGGGACGACCTGCCATCGTCATCACACCCACAGTGCGTATCACCAGCGACAGCACTATTCTTGTCGAAGGCTTCATACCAGCGACCGAGTCATTCACGGACACGCTGAAGGAAGTCTTCGTTCAACTGCGCGGCACCAACCCCATCCCAATCGCTCGCCACACTATCGCTCCAATCTTCAAAACGACCGGCAACGAAATGCGGATTCAAGTCATCATCGAGGTGAAGTGACATGGCAAACCCAATCTCAGGACACACAAAGGGCAGTAACGAGGGGCTTACCGACGGTGAGCATATCATCTCGCCCTCGCTGACGAACATCTACGAGGGTCTGCATGGCAACGGTATTCTGTCGCCATATGACACGGCCTACACTGGTGCGAACCGCAACACACCTGCGTCTTTGCCCGGAGCCATCAGTCAAGGTGCCAATGCTTCAAAGGTGACAGTCAAGGCCTTTGAGGCCATCATTGACGGCATCCTGTATGACTTCGGCGGAGGCTCTGATGTCACCATCACGCTCGGCTCTACGGGCGACCACCTAAGCGGTGGCTCAACCACCAGCCTGACCAGTGGACAGGAGTGTCTGTTCATCATCATCGCGACTGCTGCTGGTGTGAAGTTCACTCAATCCAACATCATCACAAGCGCTGTGGGCGCATACCCGTCTGTCACGGGCACTTCGGCCGCATACCTGACAGATGGCAAAGGAACGCAGAACCAACAGTCGTTTGTGTTGGGGACGGTGCGAGCGACCAACTCAGGAGGCTCGACCGTTGGTCCGGGCATCCAAGCCCTCTCAGAGTTCAACGACAAGCGTGTGTTCCTACGCCCAACGCCTCTCTTCTTCTCGCCTGTGACCAAAGGCAACGTCGGCAGCACGACGGGTATCAACAGCCACACAGGGCTTGCTGGTGCCCACACAGGTGAATCGGGTGACTTGGGTGATACGGGCGTGATTTGGCAGTCGTTCAACAGCGACAACGAGTCAATGCTGTATTACACTCGCAAGGACAGCAGCAACCGCCACACTCACCTGCTTGGACCGACGAACATCAACGTCAGCAGCCCAAGCGGTAACCTGACGTTCACGTTCGACAGCGACC